TGTCGATTCCTAACACTAAGTGGAGTAAAAAGGGCATCATCAGCAGCTTTGTAAAGATTGTCTGGAAGATTGTTTCTTAGCAACCTTTTTGTTTCCTCGGTTGCTCTTGATATAAAGTTGCCACCAGTTACCAGCCCACCTTCTTGCTTGGCAGTTTCTAAAAGTATCTCTTTGGTTGGGTCTTGCGTTTTTGAGATACCAGCAGGTGAGCTGAATAGTTCTTTGAGAGCGTTTTTGGTTTTGTCTTTGAACTTTATCTGGTTGCCTGGCAGTCCTAGTTTAATAGCCTCCCTAGCTTCATCAGCGTTTTTGGCGACAAACTCAACTCCCTCAAGGTTATCTCCTTGTTTAGCAAGTTTCCTCAGTTGTTTAATGGTTACACTGATTTTTGGTTGAGGGAGAGATAGAAGCTCGTCAATGTATTTAGGTGTATTCTGAACGACTTGTTCTGCTTCTTCTAATAGTTGGTCTACTCCCTTAGTGGCTTGGTTGTAGATGTCGGTGAGTTCTTGGGTAGTTTTAAGAACAGCAGGATTTATTACTTTTATTTCTTGTTCACTTAAAAACTTACCCCCAGATGGTCTTAAATCAATGGCATCATATCCATTAGCTTTTGCATAATCATATACCAAGCCTTCTTTAACCCAATTTTCATTATGGAATAATTCTTTTGGAATATCCTTATAGTCAAGAATCTTGGCGTTTTTATCTATAACCAACTCAACAACTTTTTTAAAAGGCGAAACATCGGCATATTGCTGTGCCATATTTTTATCTACAGTTGTTGGAGTTCCATACTTTCCACTAACCTGTCCTTCTTTATAATATCCACCACGATATGTTGGCATCCCCTGTGCCTTAATAAACTCCTCAGCACTCTTATACTTACGGGCTTCTTCTAATAGTGGGTCTACTCCCTTAGTGGGTTGGAGCTGAGCCTTAGTCCACAATGCCTCAAATGTTTTTCTCGCCTCGCTTGCACTATTAAATTTATCTGTTATTTCTTTTCCATTGACCTCTGCAAAATTATTTGTACCCACCCACTTTAGTTGATATTTACCATCTGGTGTTTTAACTGCTGATACCCTACCCATTGGTGCTGGCATTACTCCCTTAGTGGGTAGATTACCCTTGACGGCCTTAATTCCACCCATCACGGCCATGCCAGCAGCGGCTTTTTGAGGGTTAAATCTTATTTTCCACTGACCATTCTCATCTTGGTAAGGCTCTACGCCGCCCAACGCTCCATAAGCGGTTGTGTTGTCATAGAACCTATTGGGTGGGGTTGTTGGGGTCTTGGACTAGGTTGCTTTTTGCATTTCTAAGGAAGTCTTTCACCTTGGTATTACTTTTTATTTCTCTCTTAAATGAGTCAAACAAATTAGCTAGTTGATTTTTACCCATAGAGACAAGTTTTCCACCGCCCCTCATGGTTATTTCAGAAGCAGCACCTTGAGCTATATTGGAAAGAATAAACTTAGCCTTTTCATCTGCACTGGCATTCTCTGGAATATCATCAAGGCTCATCAAAAAGTCCTCTGTTCCACCTCTTAAAGCGTTAGTTGCTAAGAAGTTTGTTAGTCTTGGCAACTGATCTCGTCCGAGTTTTGATAAAAGCTCATTTAGTCCAAACTTGTCTGTAGCTCCAAAAAGCTCTTTGTTTAACGGGTTTCTAGTGAAACCAATCATCTCGCCAGCGGCGGCGACTGGATCAAACTCAAACCCAGCAATACTTATGTTCTTGTTTTGAATATTAGGCGCTAAAGATTTATCATCTGTCATTCCACGCATGAATCCGGCTGAGAAACGCTGTGAGGGATTAAGATATTTGTTATCTCTAAGCACTCCCTTGTTGGGAAGTGCGGTAATAGCATTCATAGACTGAAACGCTGGTGTGAATGCTGCTGGAATAGCTGATAGTCCATATCCTGCTTGAGATATTGCAGATAGCTGTTTAATAGGATCAATCCCAGCCCTCATACTTTTTTGGTTGGCATCACTAAACTTACTCAGACCAAACTTGCCAGCCTGTAACGTGTTAGCTGCCATTAGTGCCGGATCGGGCATTGAAGCACCAATTTTATTTGTGAAGTTAAGTGTTCTCATAACTGGACTAGGAAGTGAAACAGTTCTATTTGCCCAAGAAGGTAGAGTTCCCATTCCAGGAGCAGTCTTAACAGCCTGAGAGACAGCTCTTAGATTATTTACACCAGTGTTTAAGTTTCTTTGAGACAATGGATTGTACTTCTGGTAAACATCAACAGCCCTTTGAGGAACAGGAGTATTGAGAACATTACGCCCAGCGGTAGCCAACGTGCCTGTTTTAGGCTGAAAAAACTGAGCTACTTGTTGTGTCTTAGCTCTGATTCGATCAAATAAGTTAAACATTGTAGCCTCCGCCTAAGTTGGCTTAGGCGTACATTCCACCACCTGCTCGAGCTAGATAGCGCTTAATCAGTGGGTCTTGTTCTTGCAGACTAACGTTTTGAACACCAGCGGCTCCTTGTGGAACTGATGCTATGGCTGGGGCGTTTAAGGCTCCAAGGAAACTAGAAATATTAGTAGCATAGGGATCAACCTGGTAGTTACTAGCACTTGCCCTGGCAAGAGCCATCGCATTAGCGGTGTCTTGAATTGATTGAACGTAGTCAAGCATGCTCTGGTCAATAAGTGCATCCTGACCGATGTAATCAGCCCAACCATAATCCCTAGCGGCATCCCTTTTTTGTCTAGCAGCTTCAAGATTTCGATTAGCTTCTCTCTCAGTAGCTAAAGCCCAGGCAATACGATCAGCGTCTTGGCGACTAAGCTCTCTCTCGTTTTTCTCTCTTTGAGAATAAAGTTCGCCCTCTGACTTGTTACGCTGCTGTTCTAAGTCACCAAAATAATTTAATGCTCCAGAACCACCAATTCCTAAAGCACGCATAGTATTAGCAGCTTTTCTATCGGTCATTTTTGCAGATGATTGTAAATTACCACGCTCTTGCTGAGTACGACCTAAAATATCTTGCTGACCTTCGTCATACATCTGAGCAAATTCTTCTCGCTTCTTACCAATATTACCAAGGATCTCATCAAAAAGACCTTTGGCAATCTCAAATTGTCCCTCAGCTTCTTTTTTGCGAGCGTCGTATCTCGCCTGAGCAGAAGCTCTAAGTTTGGCGTAAATTTCCTCAGCAGATGGACCAGCAGAGCCACCACCTATTCGCTTCCAGCCGTCAGCCGCATCCCAAAACCATCCTTCACCAGGATCTTGACTTCTATCTTTTGGATCAAATCCAGCAGGTGCTTGAGGTTGTTGAGGTTGTTGAGGTTGTTGAGGTTGTTGAGGTTGTTGAACATCATTAGAACCAAGAGATGATAATAAGGCAGCATTTTGATACCCCTCATCTCCATACCCAGTTGACAATCCATCTCCTGTTGTCCACTCTCTCTGCACTCCAGAGATATTGCGAACATCATTTTTAGCTACCGGAACAGCTCCGCCAGAAAAGGGGTTCAAATCACTGCCGCCACTGGAAGCCATAGCTGTATCTGGATTGATAAGTTTTTGCAACTTCTCAGTTAGACTAAACTCAGGAGTTCCCCATGCTCCAGCATGTGTTCCTAGAGTAGCTTTATAAATATCGTCTAATAACGCCATAGTTTATCTCCTATACCACCAATCCTAATTGGAAGGTATGAGTTTTGTGACACTAAATACTATTGACAATAACGATCAGCTCGTGTAAGATCCTGACTTATATGAAAAACAAAATATTGGCAGCATTACTACCATTAACAACTACCGCTACAATTATTGCCATTCTATTTGAGGTTAATCTCCCTAAAATAGTTCTTGAAGGTGGGCTTCTCTTTGGAATATTAGTTGTTGTCCCTCTAACTTCGGTTCACTTGCTTCGAATGAAGTCTAAGTAAAATCATGAAAATTCTTAGTTCAATCTACTTGGTAATTGTTTTAAGACTTTTGGACGTTTCTAGCACGATTATCCTGTACTACTTTTTAGGTGGGATGGAGATGAATCCAGCGATGGACTACTTGCTTGAAGCGGGGGCGGTTTACTATCTGACTTTCCAGTTTCTAGTTATTGGGGTATTTATTATGATCCATTGCATGCTTGGAAATAGCATCAAACTCATCTGGGCTGGGGTAAATCTAGTTACTGGGGCAGTTGTTTTAACTAACTTGCTTGGGATTTTAGTAAGTCCAGGTGTTCTCTAGTAGTGCCATGAGTGGCTGACCTGTAGCGATTGCGCCTCCGGTTGCCATAATGTATTTCACCTCAATATAGGCAGGGATAGAACTACCAGCGTTAGTTGTTAAATTTGAGCTGGCGTATGTAGCGCTGGCACTTGCGGCTGACAGAGAGTGGGTGTGACCATTTGGAGCGGCCGAGGCCCCACTACTTCCGCCATCAGGGGTACTCCCTGTGGTAGGGCTATTTCCATTAGTAGTTCCCGCATGGGTATGACCAGTTGAAGAATGAGTATGACTAACCGCAGGGTGAGTGTGAGTAGTTGCTCCACCAGTAGATCCAGCGGTGTCTGAGGCTCGAATGTATTTGCCCGCTAGATTAGGTGTCCCACTGTCACCATTACAAAGGACCCAACCGCCAGGAATGGTAGTCTCGGTAGTGATAGCGATTGCGCCAGGATGAATTATCTTTCCTGAGCCAGAAATGTTCTTAAACGGTTTTAGTGTGGTGTAGGGAGGGTTAATAACCTGGTCAGCTCCAACCGTTACACTAGCAGAACTAATAGGGGCGGTCCCAGATCCTGTTGTATAAGTGTGGGTGTGATCCATGTGAGAAGTTGCATTTCGTGGATCTCGATACGACCTTCTAATCTCACTGCCGGTCCTTGACCCGCTTGTTCCATTATGAGTATGAGAAGCTCCGCTTGTGTGGGAATGGTTGGCGCTATGACTATGGTTAGTTGTTCCACCAGTAGATCCAGCATTTGCTCCGGTGGCTGCTCCTCTTAAAAACTTTCCCTCTAAATCAGGAGTTCCGCTTCCTCCATCGCAAAGGGTTAAGCCAGGAATCGTTGTCTGACTAAATAAGATCCCGTTTGCAGGAATCATTTGGTATCCAGAAGCCTTAATATAAATAACTGAATAATATGGGGGCAGAGAGCTACCCGCCGCAGTGGTTGGGGCATCAGAGCTAGAATTGGCACTACTTGTTGTCGAGTTATTAGCTGTATTATGGGCATGAGTAGAAATTGAATTAGCCTCAGAAGACGCAGAAACAAGATCGCTTGGCGATCCTGTCCAATTACCAAAAGAAACAGAGTGGGTGTGATGATTTAGAGAGTGGTAGTGTGCAGAAGAAGTATGAGTGTGAGTATCTGCCCCACCAGTACCACCAATGCCAGCGTCAGCGTGAACGGGGATTCGGCTATCGAACCGAGTATCTCTGGTAAACCCAGCCGGAATATCAGCGTGGTTTCCGTCAAAAGGAATGATTATGTTAGGCGCGATCACTTTCGTCCTTTTCAATTACTTCAATAGTCTGCCAGTGGGATTTTTTAACACCCTTAGATTTAGCTTTTTTAATGGCTTCTTTTTCAGTTTCAGCGTAAACCCAGATAGCACAAGACTCCATAAAGTTTCCCTGCGGGTCTTTCATCTCGTAGCCAATAACCTTAAATACAGTTGTAATCATAGAGATTGTCCCACCACAAACCCGTCGAAAGTTGGGGTTGGAGTAATAGCAGTACAGACAAACACAAATAAATCAGCCTTATTGGCAGTGGTTGTTAGGCTTGGCTCATACCCATACGCCCAGCTAATCCCATCAAACCAGGTAATGGTGTGACCTCCAGTTCCGTCTTGGAGAATGCGGACAATAAAGCCCTGTCCAGAAGAAGGATTGCTAACGGTTAGAGTAGCATCGCCTGTTAAAGTCATACGGTGGCGAGTGGAAACGTCTAAGTCTAAGTCAATGGTGGCGGCGTAATCATTATCTAACCAGTCGATTGTTTGAAGGTACTGGTTGAAGAACTCCTCGTGATTCAAGCAGTTGACGGCAGTGTTTTCAGGTAGGTTCTTGTTAGCTCCCTTTAATCGAGTAACACCAGTAAGGGCATAGTTAGAACTAGAGTCACCAGACTTCCCCTCAACTCTGAAGACTGTTTCCATGTCAGTTCCGTATCCCACGGTAACAATGGTTGGAACATTTGCTGGAACTGCCTTAACTAGAAGGGAAGTGTCCGGTGGATCAGCTATCCAAGTAGCGCGTAGTTGTGATCGATATTTGTCGTTTGCTTTTACCAAGGCCATAAATTTCTCCTAATGCTAGTGTAATGGTTACACATGGTTTTGTGACTATGCAGTTCGTTTCCAGAAATAGGTAACGATGTATGGTTGAAGGTTATTGTGAGCCCCACCACCACCAACAGCTTCCAACTCTCTCTGTTGGGCAACAGTTCCTCCTCCAAATGGCCAGTTTGAGTTTCCTCCATCCAGAACATATTGGTGAACTGTTGCCGTACCTGCTCCATTTATGTGTTCATGGCTTGGCATTTCAGCGACTGTCAGGGTGTGAGTCTTCGCTCCACCGGTTTTTTCAACTGTATTAAAAGCAGTATCACCACTATCTAGTCCTACCAAGGTTCTACCAGCTCCAAACGCTGTCCAAGTTCCCACCCCAAAGAGTGTTCCTGGGTTGGTTGAAACCGTAGAAATGTAAATAGAACCAACTGGATAAATTATATTTATGATGTCATCTATTGACTTGCCGCTGTCCTGTATCTCTGCATCAGCGTCAATAGTGACTATATTGTTTTCTACTCCGCCTGGAATTACTCCTCCAGCGCCAGGATCTCCCTTCTCACCCTTAGGACCAGTTTCGCCAGTATCTCCCTTGCTCACTACTAAAGCCCAGGTTCCCTCAAGAGGTGGCTCATCTCCAGTAGTATCAACTAAAGCAACGTAACTTGATCCTTCATAGCTCACTCCATCATTAGCGGCGTAAGCGGTGTCAGCATCCCATTCCCCAATCCAGTTAATTCCAAGTGAGGTAGCGTATTGGTTAAAGAACTCCTCATTGTTGAGACAGTTAACAGGAAGCTCAGCGTCAAGGTTGTTGGTTAGTCCGTAGCCTCGCAAAACTTTAACGCCAGTAAGAGCATAAGTAGTAGCGTCATGGCCAGACTTTCCCTGAACGCTAATCACGGTTTCCAGATCAGAATTCCAGCCCACCGTCACGATAGTAGGGACATTGTTGGGGACAGCAGTAACTAAAAGAGAACCGTCTGGAGGGTCGGCGGTAAAAGAAGCCCTCAACTTAGCCCGATATTTGTCGTTTGCGAAGTAGCGCATTTTAACTTTCCGCCGCTAACTCCGTTAATTTCATATCAAAGGTTAGCGAGCGCTTGCTCTCTGAGTAGTACAAGTATATTCCAATAACATCTATCTCGTCCTCAACCCCATCGTTTTGAATATTTATTTTTACCCAGAACAGGTCTTTTTGACGTAGATTGATATAGCGAAGGTTCACATCTAGTCCTTCCTCGCCCTCAGTCATTGTCCCGACTTCCTGGGCTCCCCACTCATCATTGCCAAATCCTGAGAGGGTTGCTTCTTGAGCTACCCTTAATCGGTCATCAGAGTGAATACCTTTATGGTCAGCCCGAACGACACCGACAGTTGTGCTGTTACCGGTTAAGGTTCCAAATACCAAAGTAGCTCGATCAAATTTCTTGAATTGGTCTGGTAGTCCCATGTCGTATTGTTTAGTAGAAAGAGAGAGAGTAACTTTTGTTCCCGACCCAGTCGAGGTGGCATAGTCAGTTTTACCTTCAAACATTTGCAGAACATCAGCCGTGTGACCAGAGCCGTAAAACAGTCTTTCAATCTTATCCACTGGATCAATGTATTTAGCAAATACCTGTGGATAGAGTCCGGTCCACAGCGACCAGGCGTTGTAGCGCTCATCATAAGCTAAAACAGCGTTATTAGATCCGCCGGAAATGTCAGTGGAGATCCCGAACAGAGAGAGTGACTTATAAAAGACTCCACAAACGTTTGGGAGGTTAGCTGCCGTAATTCGCTGGGTAATAGCGTTAGCCCGAAGTGACAGAACAGAATACCGCAGGATCGTCCCGTAGTTAGCCTCGTTTCCCACCGTAGCTGCTCCGTCCTGACTCCAAAATCGGAGGTTGTTTCCGGCTGTATGTGGAGAGAGGGCTGATAAAGAACCGACAGAGATGTTTACATCACGAATAGTTCCACCACTGTCATCTGGCGTGTACTGGAACTTACCAAAACAATTATCTTTGAAAACAAACAGGGCATCTTCATTACTGGCTACATGAGTTTTGATAGCGTTAATGCTCGTTCCCTCACCTTTTCTGTAAGGGAAAAAGCCAGCTCCATCAGAGAGGGCAAATGAGCCAGAACTTCCAGTTCCACCCTCTACTAAATCCTGCCCCTTTTCAGCGAATCCAGACCAAACTAATGTTTCATCTCCAAGTTCAGTGGTAACACCAACTAATGAACCACGGTAAACATCAAGTAATTTGAAGTGATAACCAGAAGTAGTATTCTGGTCAGGAACACCATAGTAAGTGGAATCACCAATATCTCCCTTATCGGTGTAGGTTGTTTCTGCGGCATCAATAGTATCTAAGTAAAACGCCACACCCTCTCTACCCACTGAGCGATAGATGGAAGTTTTAGTAGTACCAGGTGGAGCTGTTGGGAGAGTAATTGTTAGATAAGTATCACTGTCTAACACCATCGGCATATCGCCAATCCAGCCAGTTCCAGAAGCATCTGTAGACGATTTAGGAGCTGGAGATGCCTTGGTATAACCACCCTCGTTGTGCCATACGTATTGATAATAATATTTGGTTGAACCAGTAGCTGATCCAGTTTTAGCGACGGTTGGCTTAGTAGTTGGGTTATTCAGGGCAGTATAAACGTGCCACCCATCATCGTCTAACCAAACCAATCTATCTACAGCATTAGCAAAATAAATACGACCATTAGCTTGGACAATCCAGGTGGTAGTCGTAGTATCAAAGACAGGGACTCCAGAAACAAATGCAGGATCAGAACCAGAATATCCAGGAGGAGCAGTGCCAGATAGTTCCTTCCAATCATCTTCTTCATTGGTTCTATATTCTGGTTTTCCATTATCAGAGATACGAATAAGACGACTTGCTCCAACAATATTGTAAGTGGGGGTAAGTTGAATAATCTTAGTAGCATCAGCGGCGGCAGTCCCGACTACTTTAGAACCCTGGCGCTTTGAGATCGTTCCGTACTGAGAGTAAATACCGTTAATTAACTCCGAAAGTTCGGAGTCTTTAAGCATAGATGGGTGGGCTAAGGTGTTTAATCCTTCTGGAAACCCCTGGCTACCTTTGCGCTTAATGGGAGGATTTGAACGCCTCTTAGCAAATTTGTACAAAATGCCTCCTAATACTGATTGTTCCTGCCAGACCTACTGGTGTAGTAAGACTTTGCTTTTGCTAGATAATTCACTTTGGTGGGACTGTTAATAAAGTTAAGAAGATCACTTTTATCAGGGATTACTTCTAAAGCAAGGTACTCATTAAATCGGTTCTCTGCCATTAACTCCGCCTTATCCTCAGAACCTTCGGCTCCGGTTGTCCTGAAATACTCTTGTAGAGCGCCATAAGCAACCATGTCTCCTGGGAGAAGCAACTTGTCAGTTGAAGCAACTGGTCTGGGTGGATTAGCAAAGTACCACATCTCAGCACTTGTTCCAGCCGCCACCTCATTTTTGAATCTCATCTGCCAAGAGCCAAAGTCCTCATCGTCTGGATCATTGTTCATTTCGATAAATACATATTGCTCATCATCATTTGGTGTTTCTTGCCAATCAACACCGTCAACAACCAGCATATAAAGACCGTTTGGCTTGTGGAACCTGTCAGGCAGGACGGTGGTTTTTCCACCAATAGTAATTTCTTCTCTAGTTAGACACCTTCTCCAGAAAGCACGGCGGGCATATTCTTCTTGTTTTTGGGCAATCCAGCGAACCCAGTCAGCATACTCAACTGAATCTTCGCTTGGGACAGAACCTCCAGCAAACGGTGCCATTGCATTTAATACTTCGGAAAGAGTCCTGATTGTGGATTGAATGTTCAAACTCATATAAACCAATGTTAGTGGTGAAAGCACTTATTTGTGCCTAAACTAAAACCCCCAGGGGGAAAGGCTGGGGGTCTTAGCTGTTTAATTATTACACGTATCTATTCAGATACATAGGGGAATGTTGCATCCGCCGAGGTGTAATCTTGTGCGAGGCTGTAATCAAACTCGTAGGCTTGGCCATCTTCAAAGACGTGAACCTCACGGTTACCCTCTGCTTCACGACCAAGTACGAAGGTTGTTACTCCGCTTGCTGTTCCACTCATAAAAGTCCTTTCTTTATTTGGGGAGGGGGGTTAGCCCCTCCCCCTTTATGTTATTCCTTACAACAAATAATGTTTTGGTAGGCATATTCACCGTGATACTTTTTGGCGGCTTTGTTATAAGCCAGGGCGGCCTCGTCTTTGTCCTTGAAGTAACCGACAAAAATTAGCTTTTTATTCACCCTAATATATACGTTGTATCTAATGGTATTTTTAGCAAGCTCCTTATTTTTTGATAAGTAAACTCCTTTGTAACCAGTCCCTGAGTTCCTTTGCGCTCCCCTGCGCCTTATGTTCTCAGTGTTAGAGATTAGCCTAAGGTTCTGTTTTCTATTGTCCAGCTTATTACAGTTAATATGATCTACAGTTAAATCATTTGATGTCTTAGTAACCATCTTGTGCATCTGGATAGGAAGTGAGTCTTTAATTCCATTCCTATATTTTCTGTTTCTTATGGCATACCCTTTTCTACTTAGATACCACTTGTGCTTTGAAAGAACATTGTAATCGTCATCATCTACCAAACAATAACGATCTTTGTCCTTTCCACTTAGATATATTTTCTTCATGGAAGAATTATATCACAGCGTTGTGCAGGTAACATTATTTATTTTCAAGAGCGTTGGGAGGGCTTTCACCTCCCAGCTTTTAAGATCAGTTAAGACCCAAGTTGTAAAGGTAAGCGGCAGCTTCTGGAATGTCCAGTTTCATCGTGTAGTGACCAGCTACCTGCCATC